CCTAGCTTATAAACTTCTTTTAATCTTTCAACTACATCTTCCCAAGCACATCTATCATCAAAAATATATGGTGTTGGAGGTGAACCCTGAATTGACCTAGAAGTAGGATAAACGGGAAAAGCCCATTCACCATGTTCTTTATAAGTTCCCCTATGATTAGAAGGTATATCAGCACTAGGTGTAAACCATTCTCCATTTTCATCTACAAACCTCATTTGGTCTTGCATACCACCTGTTACATTAGATATAATAGGAGTACCAGCTAATATTGCTTCTGTTGTAGTTAATCCCCAACCTTCATTAGAAGTTAATAACATTTGAACATCAGCTATATTATATAAGTAATTTAACTGTTCCCCAGATAATTTTTGAACTGAAAATATAACATTATTTGGATAATTTTCTCCAAAGAAATATTCTTTTACTCTCATTAAATCAGTACCTTGTTCAGCTGATATTTCTGTATGTAATACTAGAAATGATTTTTCTGCTTCTTCTTTAGGTAGTGTATCTAAGAAACATCTAAAAGCTAACATCATGTCTGGAATTTGTTTTCTTCTAATATTTCTGGAATTAAAGAATGCTACAAATTTAGGTTCAACATGACCTAATAATTTCACTTTAAATTGAAGATATTCATTATATCTTTTATAATCCTCAGTAATTGGAAAATATACGTCAGGATTTAATCCATGAGGTATATATCTAAATAATCTATTACTATTATCAACATTATCTAAAACTAGTTTATTAATATTAACTGTTTGTTTTGAAATACCCATTAATAGATCACAAGCTTCATAATAAGGTTTATTATATGCAGGTGCTGGGTAGTCATCCCAAATATTTAAATAAGTAATTGGAATTTTAGTTCTAATTTCATTTTCCATATCCCAAATGTGTCTAAAATACCTAGGATCAGTTATCAACATAATAGCATCTGGTTTTTCTAGTGCTATTATTTGTCTAACTAATTGTGAAGTACCATAACCATTTGATGGATATTGAACTACAAATGAATCTTTTATCCCAGCTATTTTATTAGTATCTTGAGATAAATCTACTCTTTTACCCGCTTCAGGATGTTGGATTGCTCCAGCTATTTGAGCCCAATTAAAATGATGGGCTGTTTCCATTACTATTTCTTTTGCTACTGTTGCAACACCAGAATGTACCCTAATGTCATCACAAATTAGTAATATTTTTTTCCTATCTTTTTGTGGGATATATTTAAAACTTTTATTCATTGATTTTATTTTTTATTTTAGAGATCTAAATTAGTTTGGTTAGTTATCTTCTTCCTAAATTCTTCGTCCGTAAGATATAAAAAAATACTACGGTCGGCAAGTTTTTGGAATGAAAATTTTCGTCTAACACATTCTATTTTAAAATTCTCAAATAAATCTGCTTTTACTTTTACACTTGTTAGTGTCATTGCTTTTTGTGCCATAATCTTAATTGTTTAATAACATTATATTTGTTTATACATATATGTAAATATATAAAAATTTAATTTTAGGTAAAAATTGTTTGACATTGTCCACACCTACAAGGATACTTTTGGTCCTTATATTCGCCATTAGAATTAAATACATTACTAATAAAAGATAATATAGCTTTTTTTGCTTTATTTAATTTTATCTTTCCACTAGCAGGAATAAACTCTTGTATACGACTTTGAGGCCAATCACTTTTTTCCCATAATTTTCTTTTTACTATAAAATATTTTATATTAATTTTATCTAAAGGTATATTATATAACTCTGAAAAATATTTCTTATATAAAATAAGTTGATATTGTTTATCTTCATCTTTTTTCATCCTATCAGTCCAACCTCTAGTACTTGTTTTAATATCAATAATATCAAATGTATCTGAGATTTCATTATAAACAACTATATCCAAATACCCAGTGTATAATAAATTATTTATCATTTTATTTGGTGGTTGGATTATAGGTAATTCTATACCTACTAAATGGGAATTTTTTCTAGAAAAATAACCCCCAACTTTCTTTTTAAAGAAATTAAGTATTTCAACTCCATCTTCAAAAAATTCTCTCATTTCAGCTGCATCTGAGAAATGTGTTTTATTGTTTTTCTTATACTGTTTAGAATATTCTTCCATAAATGTTGTTTGGAAGTCTTCAACTAGATCTAACCTATTAGCAGCTGCTTTAGATTGTTCGTAAAATACTGTTAGGTATTTTTGGATAATTTCATGAATAGCAGTTCCAAATATCATATAAATAGAAGGCTCTCTTTGACTTATCTTATCCTTATAATGTAATTTCCATCTATGAGGACATTGTTTGTACATAGAAAGTTGAGAATATGATATATGCTTTTGAAAAGCATAGTTAATACTCTCAGGAGGATTGTTTTGAATCTCCCTAACTATTTTAGGAACCTTTCTAGCCATTATTTTTTCCACTTATCACGTCCCACTAACATTCCAATAATTCCATAATTGGCAATGTCAATAAACGTATCTTCAACACCTTCTCCTCTAACATAGTTTTTTCCATTAATAAGTAGATTTTTTAATCTAGAAATTTTATCTGTAAGTCTGATAGCTAAGCCTGTAAGTGAAAATTTTTTATCGGCTTCATTATTAATAATATCACCACCTAAAGCAATATTATTTAAACCATAATCCATATGCTTACGAGCAAACATTTCATACATTTCATTACCTATCTTTTTATACTCTTCAGATAGTTCTGGGTATTCTGTTTCAAATACTTCTATAACACCTAAACCATCAATGGTTTCTTCTTTTGCTAATTTATCGAATTCTTCTTCGCTAATTAGATCTTCATGATATTTTTTTACTGAGTCGCTCATTTCTTTTTTTTCTAAAAACGGTTTACAAAAATGGTCCCACCAGCTATGTGCTAGTTTTACCCTTTCTTCTTCTGTCATTTAAACTATTTCCTTAGTATTAAAATATTTTTCTAATATTTCTAACCTTTCATCTGCTGATGCTAATAACTTAAGAGATTCGTTACAATTGTCCCAATAATCCTTAGTTGAATGATCACCAATACCAGCTGGGTGGTTAGTTAATAATTTAATACTTGCTAAAGCCTTAGCTTTATCTGCTTCAGCTTCTGCTTTTAAAAATTTATATACTTCTATATTCATAATAATTTATTTATTTCTTTTTTATCTAAACCTATACTCTCCAATATACGTAAAACAACATCATCTTCCAAAAAATTTAAATATTCTTTTACTTCATTTTGTGAACATTCCCAATAATGAGCTAAATGATTTAATAATTCTGTTTTATGTTGTTTGATATTAGATTTAATATATTTATTCCATCTATTATTTTTAGGGATAAATTCTCTATAAACTGTATAGATTTCTTTTTTATTTTGAGGGTTTATACTTTGTACTTCATTAACTATATCTAAAAAATTAGTATTCATAGATAAAAACCTATGAATCATATAGCTGTTCCATAATTCCCAATCTGCATCAGAAAAAGAATTAGGATCAGCTTTTATGCTATTAATTTGCTTAAGCCAATCCCAAATATTCTTCATTAGCAGCTCTCGTCTTTATATTCCTCTCTTAATTCTTTAGGTAAACCAGTAGTTAAAATTTTACCCGTTTCAGGATCATAAAATACTGGTATTGGTACTACTGCATCGTCTTCAGTACCCGCTATGAATTTTGAAATTTGTCTTAAAATAACACCTGATTTCCAGATGTGTTTTCCTCCAGGTGTTGTGATAGCTGTTGTATCATTTAAATTCACTTGTGGAACGTTTGGATTTTGATTTGCCATAATTATTTATTATTTATTATATTATTAATTAAACTCATTGTATTAATTTCTTTATCTATCCTAAAATTAGCTTTATATTGGTGATCATTAATTAAAGCTGTTATAGTACCTTCTTTACCAGAAGCATATTCATTAGCTCTATCAAATAATGCTCTAAATAATTCATCAAAATCATCTACATTAGCATCAGCTATGATTTGACGAATAGTTTTAAAATCAGCTTTACCTTTTAGTTCAGCAATAACTTTATCTATATAATTAGATGATACTAATACTGATTTATCTAGTTTAAGTTGATTATCAATTGTATTAGCTTGAATAGTGTTTATACATTTTCTTAAATCTGGATAGTGTTGTAATACTATAGAACCTAAATCATCCATTTCAAATGCTATACCTTCTTTATCCATAATCCAGGATAAATGATATGCCGCTTCTTTTTTATTTGGAGGTACTACTTTTAGTACTTGACACCTTGATTGAAGGGGATCAATAATTCTTTCTACGTAATTACAAGTTAAAATAAATCTAGTAGTACGTGAAAATGTTTCAATTATATTTCTAAGTGATGCTTGCGCCTGTATTGTAAGAAAATCCGCCTCATCCAAGATAACAACTTTAATGGGTTTAAATGATGCAACAGACGCAAAACCTGAGACTTTATCCCTAATAGTTTCAATACCACGTTCATCAGAAGCGTTAATATATAAGTAATCACAATCTAAATTTTTGACTATTATTTTAGCTAAGGTAGTTTTTCCAGTACCTGCAGGTCCGTAAAATACGAAGTTTTGAATATCATTCTGTTCTAAATATTTAGATATTACAGATTTTATATTTTTATTACCTACATAATTTTCTAAAATATTAGGACGATATTTTTCTACTAATAAACTATTCTCCGTATTCTCCATATATTGAGTATGTTTTTATTGGGTCTGGTTTTACTATTTCTTCCTTAGTTGATATAGCATATAATTCACTTTTCATAGGGGCTAATTTATAATCACCTTTAAATCCTGATTTACGCATATAAGCTTCTAAGGCATCAGTAAGAGTAACATGAATGGTTCCATCTGGTTCTTCTGATACTAACCTCCATCTGTCTCCAGGTGGAACCCTTCTTGCTATTAATACTAAATCTTCAATTATTTGTGTTTCTTTTTTCTCGGACATAATATACGAAAAATATTTACATCATCCCCATCATTGATGGATCAATTTGTGGTTGCTTATTATCTTCATCAGGTTCATTTACTACTGTACATTCTGTTAATAAAACTGTACCTGCTACTGAAGCTGCATTTTCTAATGCCGTTCTAGCTACTTTAGTTGGATCAATTATACCAGCTTTTTTCATATCAACTGTATTACCTGATTTAATATCAAAACCTAACCAACCATCATTACCAGAATTAATCATTCCATCTGCTATAATTTTAGCACTAACTTCTTCATGTCCAGCATTAACTAAAATTTGGTTAAATGGTTTGGCACATGCTTGTGCTACAATAGCTGCTCCTGTTGATTTAACTTCTAATCCAGATGAAGCATACAATAAAGCTGTTCCACCTCCTGGTACTATACCTTCTTCTATAGCTGCTCTTGTAGCATGAAGTGCATCATCAACTCTATCTTTCTTTTCTTTCATTTCTACTTCAGTATTCCCACCTACATGAATAATAGCTACACCACCTGATAATTTAGCTAATCTATTTTGTAGTTGTTCTGTTTCAAATGGGGTAGTTGATTTTTCAATTTGTGAGGATAATTCTCTAATTCTAGCTTCGATTTTTTCTTCTTCACCTTTACCATCAACAATTGTCGTTTTGTCTTTTTGTACAGTAACAGTTCTTGCTTCACCAAACCAATCCCAACTAAACTTATCAAGTTTCATACCTTTATCTTTAGAAAATACAACACCACCTGTAGTTATAGCTATATCTTCAAGTATTAACTTTCTTCTATCACCAAAATCTGGAGCTTTTACAGCACATACTTGAACTGTACCTCTCATTTTATTTACTATAAGAGTAGCTAATGCTTCCTGATCTATATCTTCTGCTATGATAAGTAAAGATTGACCTTGAGAAGAAACTGCTTCTAATATTGGTAATAATTCTTTTACTGTTTTTAATCTATCATCAACTAATAAAATTAATGGTTTATCCATTACAGCTGACATAGTATCATTATTAGTAACAAAATATGGTGATTTATAACCTCTATCAAACTGCATACCTTCAACTGTTTCTAAATAAGTTTCTCCGGTTTTAGATTCCTCTATATGTACAACACCATCAGTACCTACTTTATCAATTGCAGTTGAAATTAATTTACCAACTTCACTATCATTATTAGATGATATAGTAGCAATTTGTTCTAATTGTTCTTCACCTGAAATGTCTTCAGATATATTATTTCTAAGAGTATTAACTACTTTACTTACAGTAGCATCTATATCTCTTTTAATTTGAACTGCATTTTCATTATTATTTAAAGCATTAAGACCAGCTTTAATCATTTCTCTAGCTAATAAAGTTGATGTTGTTGTACCATCACCTGCTTTATCAGCTGTTTTTATTGCAGCCTGTTTTACTAATTGTACCCCTAATTCTTGTTCTGGGTCTTTTAATTTTATTGATTTTGCAACTGTAACACCATCTTTAGTACTTTGAGGTAACCCTTCATCAGTAACCATTACTACGTTTCTACCATTAGGTCCTAAAGTTGATACAACTGCATCTGCTAATACATCAATTCCTTTTACTAAATTGTTTCTAGCATCTGTACTAAATTCTACTCTTTTATTCATTTTAATTATTTTTAATATCAGTTAAATTTTTCTCATCTTCTTCAGTAAGCTTAGTTTCATTTAAAACTTCTTCTACTGGGATTGTTGTATTTACTTTTGCTAAAATTTGATTTTCGGGACCTACATAATATTCCTCTCCATCAAATGGTAACTTAGTAAAACCCATTGTAGGTAAAACAACTTTATCTCCTACTTTAAGAACTGTAGGTAGTAAATCCCCTGATTGTGAAAATTGACCAGGACCTACTGCTACTACCTCTCCAAATTCGTTTACTTCTTTACCCATATCAGGTACAATTATATTACCATAAGTAGTTTCATCTACTTCTATTGGTTTTACTATTACTGCATTATATAATGCTTCTAACTTATTGCTCATAAATGTAATTTTTAATGTTATTTTCTATATGTTTAAATTCAGACATAAACTGAGTTAATGTTTTATAATGTTTTTTAGTGTGTAATTGTTCTTCACTAATTCTTTTTAATGCTTGTTGAAAATTAGGATGGAAAGTTAATGATTTTGAATATTCTTTATTTTTACCATTTGATTTAAAGTGATCTTGGTTTGTTTTCACTCTAATATTAACGGTATAACAATGATCATCTCTTGTAATGAAATAAGGTTCTAAACAAGGATCCTCAATAACTGTGTGTGATTTTAATTTTTTAAAAGACATATAACTTTATTTTAGTTTTGACAACAATATACGTAAAAACATTTGCTAGGGCACGTTTTTTTGGTAAAACTTTTATTTAATTTTAATTGATTTTGGCTTAGCTTCTTCAGCTAATGGTATAAAAATTTCTAATAGACCATTTGTTAAAGTAGCATCAATTTTCCCTAAATCAAATTTAGGTGCTATTTTATACCTTAAATCAAATGATTTTTTAGATAAACCATTATGAATCATTCCTTTATGAAATTCTTCATTTTCTGGTTTGGTGTAACTAATTTTTAAAGTATCCCCTTCAATATCTAAGACTACGTCTTTTTTAGTAAGACCAGTACAAGCTACTTCAAAATGAAGTCCTGTATCG